GCAGTCACGCATTGATGCCGACACGCTGGGCATGGACCCGGAGGCTGCTGACAAGTGGCAGTGCAACACCGAGCGCCTTTACCGCATGTGGGCTGAGTCCGAGTTTTCGGACGCGCTGGGCGAGTGCAATTTCTACGAGCTGCAGGACATTGCGTTTCGCTCATGCCAGGAAAGCGGCGACGTGTTCCCGCTTTTGGCCAGCGTGCAGCGCAAGGACTGGCCGTTTACGCTGGCCCTGCAGTTGATCGAGGCTGACCGGGTGTCCAACAAGGACTGGCAGGCCGACAGCGACAACATGGTGCAGGGGATCGAGAAAGACCCCGCGACCGGTCAGAAGGTGGCTGTGTGGGTGTGCAACCGTCACCCCGGCGCGGCCTACCAGACCAAGGGTTTCAAGTGGGAGCGTGTTACGCTGCGTGGCACCAGTGGCCGCCGCAACATCCTGCACTTGATGCGCAAGACGCGCCCAGGGCAGACGCGCGGCATCCCTGCGCTGGCACCCATCATTGAGACATTGAAGCAGCTCACGCGCTACAGCACCGCAGAGGTGGACGCGGCGGTGAATAGTGCAGTCAATGCGGTGTTTGTGAAGATGGACCCGGAGACATTTGCGGATGTTTTCGAGCCAGACGCGCAGCAGGCCTACATGGCCAGCGCGCAATCGTGGGACGGTGGCCTGCAGTCTGGGCGTGCCGTCAACCTACTGCCCGGCGAGGACATCACCAGCCCGACACCTGGCCGCCCTAACCCGAATTTCGACCCGTTCGTCAATGCGGTGATGCGCCAGATCGGCATGGCCATCAACGTGCCGCATGAGGTGCTGACCAAGCATTTTCAGGCGTCATACTCGGCGGCCCGCGCCGCGCTGCTGGACGCCTGGCGCACCTTCCGCATCCGCCGCGACTGGCTGGCCAAGAAGTTCTGCCAACCCGTGTACGAGGAATGGCTGGCCGATGCTGTGGCAAGCGGCTTGATTTCAGCCCCCGGCTTCTTTGCCGCCCCCGTTGTGCGCCGCGCTTGGTGCGGCAGCAATTGGGCGGGCGATGGTCCTGGCGCATTGGACCCATTGAAGGAAGCCCAGGCAGCAGACGCCCGCATGAAAGCAGGCATTACGACGCTGCCCGAGGAAATCGTGGCCTATGACGGCGGCGACTGGGAGCAAAAGCACGCGGTGCAGCGCAGGGTGCAAGAGGAGCGCGAGGAGGCGGGGCTGGCCGCGCCGATCACCGCGATGCCTGGTGCACCTGGCGCGGTGGGCAAGCCTGCGCAGCCTGGTGCGCCTCAACAAGACGGCGGCGAGGAAGACGACGCCGAAGCAATGACAGGCCTGCGCCGCGCACAAGCTGCCCGCGCCCAGGCGCGACAAGGGGCAATGTGATGGCGGTGAAAAACCAACTGAAACCGAATGTTGAGGGCATGCTGGCCGATGCTGTGCACGCCGAACTGTACGCATCAAACCTGTACAAGCACCTGGCCAACCAGTTGCAGCGCCTGGGCTACTTCGGTGGGCAGAAGTGGTTTGCGCGCGAGAGCGCTGACGAGCTGACGCACTACCAGATCCACGCTGACTATCTGAACGACCGTGGCACCGTCGCACCCATCCCCGCGATCGAGGCCATCACCGACACCGTGACCGACTTGGCCGGTGCGCTGCAGATCGCCTACGACACCGAGTTGGCGCTGCAGACCGACTATTCCACCTGGTACGCGCAAAGCGTGGTTGACCCGGTGACGCAGCAGCACCTGCTGCAGTTTCTGGAGATCCAGCGCAAGTCAGTCGGCGAATATGGCGACTGGTTGGCGCGCATTGACCGTGCAGCCGGCGACCCATGCGGCGTGCTGATCATCGACAAAGAACTGGGCGAAGAAGCCTGATTGACTGAGGACTGACCTATGCCAGCCAATTCCGCCGCCACCTTACGATCAGGACGGGTTGCTGCAACCGACCTGCCGGCCTATTGCCCCATCAAATCAGACGGTTCTGCCGCATCGTCCGGTGACACGATTATCGGCATCACGGAGGCATCAGCAAAGGCTGGCAATCGTGTTTCAGTGATCGTTGACGGCAGCGCAGAGGCCTGGGCTGGAGGTACGATTGCTGACGGTGCATTTCTGCAGGTGGGCGCATCCGGGGCTGTTGTCACGCAGACCACTGGCGCCCTGATTGGTCGTGCGCTTAATGCGGCATCTGCAGGTGACAAGGTCGAGATTCTGCTGGCGACTGCTGGGGGAGCGGCATCTGGCTCTGCATCCCTGACCGCTGCCCAGTTCACAGCAGCCATCACATCGTCGCCTAGCCTTTTGAGTCAAGCAGCGACGTACAGCGTCAGCACTGGCACATACGGGTTTACCTACATTGCGGGTCAGTATTTTCTCAACGTCAAAGAGGGCGATTATATCGACCTGGCATTTGCGGAGTGGGTTGCAGTTGTTCGCCCGTTGGCCGTTGCCAATCAAGGCCGAGTCGGCGGGCTGACCATCCCATCAGGCAACTACTTCATGTCGGCGACCACTGCGACATGGACGCTTGAGCCTTGGATGAACGTCAAGGCTATGGGTGTGGTTAAGTTAAACCACAATGGCGGCACCGTGCCAACCGTATGGATTAGAAACGACATTACACCATTGTTTTCGATGGGTAATGACTCAGCGACTAACACAACACCCAGCACCACAGCAGAAACAAACTTTGCAAATCACACCGTGCTGGATGGCGCTAACGGTCCGTTCATTTTCCAGAACACGCTCACAACTGGCGGCTGTGCAATTCGGTATGGCAACGGTGATGGCGTGTGGGGTACAAATTTCACCACCAACACGGTAAACTCGACGATTATGTTAGAAGTTCGTGGCCTGCACGCCATGTTCTATGACAACGGCATTCAATTCACCAACAACAACGATTTCTGTTCCCGTTGGCAAAACTGCTGGTTCTCTAACAACAATAAAACGATTGTTACGTCTTCGAGTTCAGCGGAAATCAATGCGTATGAACAGCATTCGTTCATTAATTTTTTCAGCGGCAACATCAACACGACGCACGTCGAATTCAATTCGACTGGCAACCGTGACCATCAGCTTTCATTTGGCCCTCAGTGCTCGCTGACGTTTTGCGCTGGCCCCGTGGTCACGATCAATACGGCTGCCCAGTGCCGTCTCGAAATGACGCAGATGCGCTGCGAGAATTTCACGTACATCGGTTATTCTTCAGTGGCATCGCCCCGTTCATGGATTCGGATGGACAATGTGACAGTGACGCCGACCAACAACGTTGGCGCTTCGTACACAACACATTTGCGCAAGATGTTCAGCGGGACATTCATGCTGCAAATGTCTAACATCATGTTCAACATCACGGGCGCGCCAGTATGGAATACTGTGCAGTACGGTCAGGCATCAAATCAATTCTTGTGTGATGACACCATTGATGTTCAGTGGTCTAACATCCGTTCTGATGACCCCCCAGGCTCCATTGCGACGAATAACTATATGCGCTTGCAGCCTGTGGTCAATTCGTCAGCATCGCTGCTGCGCAATTCGGGGTTTGATACTGACCTGACCGGTTGGACGACATCGGGCACGGGGACGATCACTCAGACTACGACAGCCAACGAGTATTCAAGCGGAACCGGTGGTTGCAAGATGGTGTTTGCCGGACAGTACGGCGCAATAACATCTGAGAAATTTGCGGTGCGCCCTGGGCGGAAATACTATGCCAACCTTGCTGCACGGGTTGATGCAGCATTTACAACGACAACGGTTTTCCTGATCATGCAAATGATCTGGTACGCGTCAGACGGCACGACTGTTTTGCGGACCGATACGGCAACCCAGAACAGCACCTACCTAAATTGGTACAACCGAAAGTCTGCCACTCAGTTCTACCAGCACCCTATTGGTACTGGTTTGCTCGTGGCCCCGGCTGGTGCCGCATCATGTTCGGTTGTAGTCAACGCTAGCGCAAATATCACAGTGGGTGGTGCTCTGACTGGGACGCTATTTGTGGACAGTGTTGTCCCCGTGGAGTTGTGATCATGCGCAAAATCCTCTCCATCGCTTTTGCCCTGGCGTGCGCTTCGGCGCATGCTGAAACCGCCATCAACTGTCGGCCCAAGGAGATCAGCCTGAGTTCTGCCATGACATCCACAGCGGTGGGGCGCAACAAGGTTGGCGGATGGCTGGCATACAAATGCGCAGGCACCACAATTTTGCTGGTGCAGCGGTGGGATGCCTTGACCGCTTCGCAGGCGCTTGACGTGCTGACGTGGATCAAGACCACCAAAGACCCCGCCGACCTGCGCGCACTGGTGGCCAAGTATCGGACGGGCGATCCTTGGGTGGATGCCAGCTTGATGGAAGTCTGGGCCGCCGACAAAGCCCGCATTGAGGCGCTCAAATGACGCCAGCCGAGCAGCTTGCGAGCCTCAAATGGCAGACGCAACAGCTTGAGCAGCACATGGCAGCAGTGTGGCGCAACCTGACCACAGCACCCACGACAGCCGAGGTGCGCAAGGTCGTGCTGGAGCAGTCAACCAAAGCCCGCCAGATGCTGCGCGAGGCCGGGCTGCCCGAGCCTCAATAGTCTCACGCGCCTAGAGCAATGCGACACCCTACCAACTACAATGGCACGACATGAAACTGCTTGACCTACTCACATCGCCATGGGCGGTGATGCCGGATAAATTGATTGAGATCCAATCGATTTACGCTGCGCATTTGAAGGGCGAGAAAATCGACATCGAGGCCATCGAGGCGCGCCTAGGTCGCCCGCTGTCCAATGAGCAGCAGTCCTATGAGGTGCGCCAGGGTGGTGTCGCTGTGCTGCCTATCAGCGGCACGATCAGCCCCAAGGCCAACATGTTCACGCGCGTGAGTGGCGGCACCAGCGCACAGATGGCTGTGCAGCAGATCGAGAGCATGGCCGCAGACCCTCGCGTTCGCGGCATCGTGCTGGATTTCGACACGCCGGGCGGGTCTGTTTTCGGTATTCCCGCGATGGCTGCTGCCATCCGCGCAGTGTCAGCCGAAAAGCCCACCGTGTCGGTGTCCACCGGCATGATGGCCAGCGCCGGCTACTGGACGGGCAGCGCAGCAAACGCGGTGTATGCCAGCGGCGAAACAGACGTGATCGGCTCAATCGGCGTGGTCATGACGCACAACTACAACCCTCGCGGCAGTGGTGGTGCGCAGACGACTGAAATTACGGCGGGCAAGTACAAGCGCATTGCCAGCGACAGCAAACCGCTGGACGCCGAGGGTGCAGCGTATTTGCAGGGCCAGGTGGATGAGATTTACCGCGTGTTCGTCAATGCGGTGGCCGATAACCGCCGCGTGAGCGCCGACCAGGTGCTGGCAAACATGGCCGATGGCCGCGTGTTTGTGGGCAACCAGGCGCTGGACGCTGGCCTGATCGACGGTTTTGCCACGGTTGACCAGATGGTCGAGCGCATGGCGACCGACCCAGCGAAATTCGCAAGCCGCCGCAAGGCTGTGTTTGCGCTTGGTGGCCTGCCCGCAGCCGGTGCTGTTGCGAGCGTGGCCACCGATACCCCAGACGTGCCGGTGTTGCCCGTCGAATCCGCAACCAAACCGACCGAGGTACACATGGACCCGAAAGAACTGGCGGCCAAGTTTGCCGCAGAGAACCCCGAGGCCGCAGCCTTGATCCGCAGTGAAGGCGCAGCCGCCGAGCTGTCGCGTATCAAGGAAGTGCGCGCATCCGCCCTGCCTGGGCACGAAGCCCTGATTGACCAGTTGGCCATGGACGGCAAGTCCACCGGTGCCGACGCAGCCCTGGCCATCGTCGCCGCCGAGCGTGCTGGCCGCCAGGCTGCCGCCAGCGCCCGCCAGGCCGACGCCCCCGCACCCGTGGCGGCCCCCGCTGCTGACGTGGCTGTGAGCGACCCTGCCAGGGTGGCCAATGGCTACCGCGTGCCCGCTGGTTACGGCGTCAATGCCGCCAGCGCCAAACTGGATGCTGAGGTGAAGGGCTACATGGCCGCGCACCCCGGCGTGGATTACCTGGCCGCCCTGCGTGCCGTATCGTCGAAGGAGGCCTAAATCATGGCTGCTACCTATGTTGACCTTTTGACCATTGGCATCACGACCTCTGCTGCCATTGCTCAGTATCAGCCTGTGACCGCAGCAGGCGCCGCCGCAACCGCCGCAGGTAATGCTGTGGGCTTTGCCAGGGTGGCCACCGCCAGCGGTGGTCTGTGCCCCGTGCAGGTGGCCGGTGTGGCGATTGCCACGGCCAGCGCAGCCATCGCTGTTGGCGCACTGGTTGAGGTGTCCACCACCGTGACCAAGGTTGTCACGCGCTCTGCCGGCGTTTCGATTGGTCGCGCCCTGGATGCCGCATCTGCTGACGGCGACCAGATCCGCGTGCTGATCCTCCCCAACTGATTTTAGGAGCACCAAATGGCTCAGATTACCACCTCCCAAGCACGGGTCATTGACCCGGTTTTGACCAGCGTTGCCCAGGGCTACAAGCAACTGGACCTGGTTGGCGGTTTCCTTTTCCCCCGCGTGAATGTGGGCGTTCGTGGTGGCCAGATCATCACGTTCGGCAAAGAGGATTTCATGCTGTACAACACCCAGCGCGCACCGGGCGAGAACACCCGCCGCGTGCAGTTTGGCTACAGCCCCAGCTCCTTTGCCTTGGTCGATTACTCGATTGAAGGCGCGGTGCCGACTGAAATCCAGCAGGAAGCCGAAGCCATGGAAGCTGGCTTCACCATCAATATGGCTCAGATGGCCATCTACAAGGCCCAGGCCATCATGGCCCTGCGTCTGGAAAAAGCCCAGGCCGACCTGGCCCGCACCCTGGCCAACTACGGCTCCAGCAACAAGACCACGCTGTCGAGCACAGCCCAGTGGTCTGACCTGACCAGCGGCGTCAGCGACCCGATCAACGACGTGGAAGTGGCCAAGGAAGCCATCCGCGCCTCGACCGGCAAGCGCCCCAACGTGCTGGTGATGGGTCCCGCTGTGTTGGCCAAGCTGCGCATGCATCCCAAGATCATCGACCGCATGAAGTACACAGGCCGCGACGTGCCCACCAAGGAAATCTTGGCTGCACTGTTCGGCGTGGATCAGGTGGTGGTGGGCGAGGGCATCTACAGCAACGACGCCGGCACTGCCTTTACCGACATCTGGGGCAAGGACGTGGTTCTGGCCTTCACCGAGCTGTCCGGCCTGGCCGACATGGGTACGCCATCCTACGGCTACACCTACAACCTGTCGGGCTACCCGATTGCCGAGGTGCCCTACTGGGACCGCAACGCCAAGACCCAGTTCTTCCCAGTGACCCGCGCAGAAGCCCCGGTGATTGCCGCCGCGACTGCCGGCTACCTGATCAAGAACGCAGTGGCGTAAGCCAAGGGGAACACAATGAAAGTTGTCATTGATTCCCCGGTCAAGCATGGCCTGGACGTGCTGGATGAGGGCTCCACTCTGGAGCTTTCTGACGAGCAAGGCCAGGCACTGCTGGACGCAGGCGCAGCAACGCTGATTGTCGAGGAAGTCAAGGCCAAGAAGCTCAAGGCCGCAGCGACCGACGCAGCAGCCCCTGACGAGCAGGTGTAACCCATGGCCTTTGCGGAAGACATGACCGTTTTTTTCGCCCAGGACGTGTTTGCTGTCCTGGGCGTTTGGAACGGCACTTCCGCATCGGTCCTTTTTGATGCCCCGACCGAAGACGTGCTATCCGGCCAGGTGCTGACGACTGACTACAGCGTGACATTGCCCCTTGATGTGTGGCCGACCATCGCCCGCGATGCCGTCATCACAGTAGAGGGCGACACATTCACGGTGCGCTCAGTGCGGCAGCTACATGACGGCGCATTGAAGCGGTTGGTGCTGACCAAGGGCTGACCATGGCAAGCATCCGAGAGTCCATCCTGGCGTACATCAAGGGCGCCACGCTGGCAGGTACTGCTGGCGTGGGCACCAAGATTTACCGTAGCCGCGCCGACAGCTTCACCCCCGACGAGGCGCCTGCCTTGAACGTGCTGATCGACAACGAGCAGCCCAACGAGGACACGATAGGCAAGGTCAACGCCGACATGCACATCGAGGTGCAGGTCTACCACCGGGGCAGCGAGCCTGACCGGCTGGCCGACCCCATTGTGCTGGACGTGCACGCCCGCATGATGGCCGACACCACGCTGGGCGGCATCGCGTTTGACGTTACCGAGGACGGCACGAGCTGGGATTTCAACGAGGCCGACAAGACCGCCCTGGTGGTCCGTATGCGCTACATCGTGCGCTACCGTCACAACCGCAACAGCCTGACATCATGAGCACAGACACCACCACCGACGAATTTGCAGGCCACGGCGGCAGCTACTTGCTGGACCCGGCCACAGGCGTGCGCACGCTGGTCGAGCGCACCGAAGACCCGGCACAGACGCCGGCAGAACAACCCGCCGCAGCAGACGCTGCGCAGGAGTGAACCATGGCACTGCTTGGCCGCAAGAAAGTTGTCCTCGCGAAGATTGAAACCACCTACGGCACCGACCCAGTACCTACTGGTGCGGCCAATGCCATCCTGGTGCGCAACCTGAACCTCACGCCGCAAGATGCCGACTTTGTGGACCGTGCGCTGATCCGCCCCTACCTGGGTCGCAGCGCGCAGATCCCCGCAGGCATCCGCGCGATGCTTGAATTTGAGATTGAACTGGCAGGCAGCGGCACCGCTGGCACCGCGCCAGGCTGGGGCGTTCTGCTGCGTGCATGCGGCATGAGCGAGACCGTGGTGGCCAGCACCAGCGTTACCTACGCGCCGATCAGCGCCAGCTTTGAAAGTGTGACGCTGTACTTCAACGTGGACGGAGTATTCCACAAGCTGACAGGTGCACGCGGCACCATGTCGCTGTCCATGTCGGTCAAGCAGTTGCCCGTGATCAAGTTCACCTTGACCGGCATCTACAACGCTGTGACGGACACGGCAGCGCCAACGCCGACCTACACGATTTTCCAGACCCCGCTGCCCGTCACCAACGTGAACACCACACCGTTTACGCTGCAGGGTTACAGCGCGGTGATGTCCGAGCTGACGCTGGACATGTCGGCCAGCATCGTTCACCGAACCCTGGTGGGCGGCAGCGAGCAGGTGCTGTTCACCGACCGCCAGCCACAGGGCAGCATCACCATCGAGGCCACCACGGTGGCGGCCAAAGACTGGTGGACGCTGGCCAAGAACAGCACGACCGGCGCTCTGTCTGTTACGCACGGCACGGTCGCCGGCA